TTACTCAGTTGCGCCACGTTTTGCTTTTAAGCGAGTGACGTTCGGTCCGATCTGGTTCGCGAATTCGTGGGGGGTGACATGCTCCTGTCGATTCGTCTCAAGGTACCGGCTCCACCAGTTCATGATCAATCTGCGCTCCTCAATGAATTCGGCCTTGTGGATGTAAGCGGCGCGGACGTTGTTGCGTTCTTTGTGGCTCATCTGCCTTTCAATTGCGGTCTCGGACCACAGTCCTGACTCAATCAGTGCGCTACATGCCATCGAGCGGAAGCCATGGCCACAGATTTCGGTTTTGGTGTCGTAACCCATATTTCGAAGCGCGCTGTTCACCGTGTTTTCAGACATCGGTTTCGACGGGTTGGCATCGCCTGCAAATACCAGGTCGAATTCGCCGGTGAGGGTGCGGATCTGTTCAAGCAGGGTCACGGCTTGCGGCGATAAGGGTACAAGGTGGATGTCCCCGGCCATCTTCGTACCTCTTGTTGAAAAGGGTACTCCGTCCAACGCGGGTCGAGTGTCCGGTATCTCCCAGGTGCCGCGCTTGAGGTCGAACTCGCTCCAGCGGGCGAAGCGCAGTTCGCTGGAGCGGACAAACACATGTAGCGAGAGCATGACTGTCAGCCGAGTCAGCGTTCGTCCTTTGTAAGTGTCGATGCGCTCCTGCAATTCAGGCAGGCGCGATAAGGGTAAAGCTGGGCGGTGCACTACCCTCGGGGATTTGATCAAACCTTCAAGGTCGGAGGCAGGGTTTGCTGCGATCTGTCGAGCACGTTTCGCCTCGCGCATGATGCTTTGCAGGTAGTTTTGTACCCTTAACGCGACGTCAATCGTGCCACGCTTCTGGATTGCTTCCAGAGGTTGCATCAAGTCGTGAGTGTCTAGGTCGACAATAGCGCGATCACCGATTAGAGGAAAAACATGGGTTTTGAGGCGGCTCAGGACCGTCTTGGCATGGCCCGGAGCCCATTTGGCAGACATCGCTTTGTGCCAGTCCAAGGCTGAGTCCTCAAAGGTTCGGCCTCGGATTGTGGCTTGCGTCTTGGCTTGATGTTTGGACTCGATGGGGTCGATGCCTTCCGCCAGCATCCGCTTGACCTCCAGCCGCTTCTTGCGCGCATCGGCGAGGCCGACCACGGGGTAGTTGCCAAACGAGGTCAGCCCTTCACGACCATCAGGTTTTACATACCTGAAACGCCAGCCTTTGCGGCCGTTGGGTTGGACTAAAAGGTAGAGGCCGTCGCCGTCGAAAAGCTTATAGGCGCGGTCGGTGGGCTTGGCTGAGCGGCAAGCCGAATCAGAGAGCGGGGCAGTGGTGCGCGACATAAGGGTACTCCTCCCTTTATCGAATGACCTTACCCCTATCTTTATCCTTAAAACGGCTGGTATCCATAAGATTTTGGCGGAATCCGACGGAACGCCAAAACGAAAAAACCCGCCAGAAGGCGGGTTTTTCGGGGGTTTCAGAGATTTTGAAAGCCTTCTCTGGAACCTTGGATGGTGCCGGCACCAGGAGTCGAACCCGGGACCTACTGATTACAAGAACCCTGCTCACAGCATGCAAATCAATAGGTTACGGTATTCTCTGGTACGTGATAGGCACGCGGAGAGCCAGAAACCATGCGGTCTCTGGCCGTGTTGGTACGCGGGAATCAGTCGGCGGAAGGGGATACGCGGGGAAGGCTGAAGTCGTAGATGTCGAGCATGGCTTCGTCGCGGTGGCCGCTGGCGTCTTGTTTCTGCTTGCGGTCACCAGGGGTGTCGGTGATACCGCGACGCTTGAGGTCGTGCAAAGCGAAGCGCTGCTCCTCGCTAAGGACGCCCTCCTTGATCGCTCTGGTTATGAAGCGCTGCCAGGTGCTGTCCAGACTGCTCTTCTGCAGTTGCCCTCCGTGGGCCGCCACGATGATGAAGCGGCGCTCTGCTGCGGTTGGGATAGGGTGGGACTGACTGACCCATATACGACGCCTGTACGCTTTGGCTCCTTCCCAGGCAGCCCTGAGTCGAGGCGTCCAGCACACCACGTTGTCACGGCTGCCCTTGCGCCTGTTCGTCTGGACTCCGTCTTCCAGCTCATTCGCATCGGTGAGGGTGACTGTCTCGATGCCGCGCAGGCGGCAAAGGTAGGCCAGCTCCATCACGTAGCCCAGGTAGGCCGGGCATGCCCCCGGCTGCCCTCGCGTGAGCTGCCCCATTGCGTGCGCCCTTGCGATCAGTTCCCCCATGACCTTTGGGTTCGGCAGGCGTCGCTGCTTGCGCTCGGCCGGCGCTTCGATGCCCAGTGCGACATTGATTTCCAGGTAGCCGCGGTTGCGGCCCCACTGCATGACTCGTCGCAAGTATCGAAGGACATGCGCGGCCTTGGACGGCGTCCCCTCGTCGGCGATCTGGTCGACCAGGCGTTGCACTAGAGCAGAGGTAAACTTGCGCACTGAAAGTTCGCCGAGTGGCTTCTGCAGTTTGGTCGGGATAGCCAGCAGCACGTCGCGGGAGTACTCATAATCGTCGCGGGTTTTCTTTGCGAGCTTCTTGCATTGAGCGCTTGCGTGAAACTCCTTGCACAGGTGGTAGAGACTTTCCCTGTCGACTCCCTTCCTTTCCTCCATGATCCGGTGTAGGTCACTGAGGGTGGCGGTGCGGCCGGCGATGTTCATGCGCTTGCGGTTGCCACCTTCGTCTCGCCAGGAGGTGTACCAGGTGCCCCCCCAACGATGGTCAAAGAAAACGGCCGCGGGGATAGCGGCCTGGTCGATGTGCTGGGGGATGTTGGGGTTGTTCTTCCTGGATCGCCTCATAGAATCTCGACGCCGTACTGCTCCTGGGTGCCGGCTTTCAGCCCGCCGGCCTGGTTGATTAGCTCCACGGTGGTCCAGGGGCCGGTGCGGCCCCGGAAAATGCGGATACCCTGCTCGTGCAGGGTCCGCTCCACGTCTGCCCGTCGGGCATATCCGGTAATGCGCTTGAGGTCGTCGAATGTCAGCACGCGGGAGACTTCGCTCATGGCTGGGCCTCCAGTGTACTGCCGACGGCCTGTGGCCATCGCCGAGAATCGCAGCTCCGGCCTTCTCGCCGCACGTCGTTACCCATTCTCCCTCCCTAGCCATTCATGGCGGCGACGCCACTGCTTGCGCATTTCCTCGATCAGCCGAGTGACGGCTTGCTCGCCGCGCTTATTGAGGTGGGTTGCTTTGAGCTCGGCCACTTTCTCCGGCGTGGTGTTCCCACGCCGGAGCCAGTACCTGGCCTCGCATTCCAGCATGTGCTGGCGTTCGTCCTGGTCAGACAAAGCTCACCTCCACCCGGTCGGCCCGGGCTAGCATGGCCAGGGCGTTTCGGAATGCCCGGGAATCACTGGGCGTACTGCTTGTATGGATAAGCGGCCGACCTAGTTTGGTGAAGCGCAGATGGCCGCCATTGATGAGAATTGGCCGGCTCATGGCGCGTTCCTCGCGCCACAGTTGGGGCAGTCCTCAAAGCGCTGGCGGTCACTGAGGAAGCGGCCGCAGCCGTCGCAGTTGAGCCGGTAGTTGTAGCGGTGGTAGCGCGGGCGCTTAAGCTTGGGCAGCTTGAGGCCTACTGAGCGCAGTGCTTGTTTGTGGGCGAGCAGCGCGGCCGGGACTACCGGCCGGGAACGCTCGACGATGTATCCGCATGGCCACAGCTCGAAGCCTTGGGCTAAGTACCCAGCGGCATCTGCCGCTCCCGGGTGGATGGCGTCGTCCAGGTTGGCAGTTGGGCCTTTGCCTCCGCGCCATACCAGATCGTTGCCGTCCCACTCGCGGGCGTAGGCCACATATACGCGGCCGTCTTCGTTGCGGTAAGCCTCGGCTTCCGACCTGGTGAGGTATTGGCAGTCAACGCCGACCTCTGCCAGGGCGCGAACATAGTCCACGGGCCAGGGCAGGTCGGTCTCGCGGCACTCGTACTGCTTGACTGCGGACTCGCGTGTGAACTGCTCGGCCTCGTTGAGATTCGAGGTATAACCGCCACCGTTGCGCCAGAACATAGCTCGCGTCCCAACATTGCTACGGCTGTCTTGCACAAAGAAAAGGTCAGACATCAGTTACCTCCTGTTGCGCAACGCTCAGACCGACAGCCACCGGGCGGACCCAGATGGGCATGCTGTTGAGCATGAAGGTTTCGCCGGCTGCGGCCAGCAGAAGGGTGGTGCCCATCACGTGGGCGATTGCTTCGGCGGCAGCCGGCGGCACGGCATTGCCGATCCGCTCGCGCCAGGCCTGATCGCTCAGTCCATCCAGTTCAAACTGTTCCTCCGGTTCGACGAGACTTTGCAGCGCGGCCAGCTCCAGCGTGGTGAATGGCCGGTGCCAGGTGCCGTCGAGGCTTTCGATGACACAGGTCAAACGGTCGTTGGCTTCCGGCATGCGAGGGTCAGCGACAGACCACCGGCCATTGTCCTGCTTGGCACTGGCCGAAACGGCACCGCATTGGCTGTTCCAGTCGACAACTCCGTAGTGCCCACCGGTGAGGTAGGCATCGCCCTTGCCGCGCCTCATGCCTGGGCGTGGGTCTTGAACAGCGAAAGCGCCCTGGCCCGTGGTGCTGCCTGAAATTACGGTGCGCGATATACCATCCCATTGGGCCACGTTGTACTTGGCGTGCCCAATGCCTGGATCGCGCGGGTCAGCAACACTGAACGTGCCTTGCCCGGGCGATTTGACGCCGATCACCGCGCCGCTCGTTTCATCCCATCGACGGACGCCGTACTGCTGGTATTGCAAGGAGCCGGCCCTGGCCCGTGGGTCAGCGACCGAGAACTTGCCGTTGGTTGGTCCGCTACGCGCGGCGACGGTACCGGCGGTTTCGTACCAGTCGTGCACGCCCAGAAAACCGTCCCGAAATTGCGGAACGATTACGAGGTCGCGCAGGTGGCCATCCTCGATCGCTAAGTCATTCAGGCAGCGCCAGTCCTTGCCGGCTTCGACCAGGGCGAGGCGAACCCACGTTTTCCATTGCAAAGCTGGAACGCGGTGCATTGGTCCCGCTGAATCGATATCGCCCGCCAGCGGCATGCGACCAAGGATCGAGCCAACCGACTTGAGCGTCTTCTTTTCCGGCTCATACAAGAACGGTGGCACCTTTTCGATATGGCGGGCCACCAGTAGGAAGCGCTTACGGCTCTGGGCAAGTCCACCGATGACGCCGCAGTCGTGGGTGGTTTCTGCGACGGCGTAGCCGAAGTGGCTCAGCAGCTTGTTGATTTGGTCCAGCAAGTGGCGGCCGCGAGTGGCCAGGCGTGGCACGTTCTCGAACACCAGTAGCGGGACGGGATCGTCTTTCCAAGCTTCGCCGAACAGCCAAATGCAACGCAGCGTCAACTCGTTGAGGGCCTGATACTTCGGTGTCTGACTCATTGTTTCGGACAGCAGGCCCGACGCGCCCTTGCATGGGCTGGAAATGAACACAGCGTCAGGGCGCTGGTAGTTCGCAGCTCGGCGGATGTCGTCGACCGTCGCTTCGCGCCAACCTGGTGGCGGCTCCTTTCCGTGGAAGCGGATGTACTGATCGCGTGTGAATAGGTCCAGCTGCGTGCCTTTCACACCGCTCAACCGTTCGAAGTCGGCCAGCCCGGCCGGGTCTATGTCGACGCCGCCTATGCACTCCCACTCACCTTGGACATTGCCAACGATGGGCTTGGCACGATTGAAACCTTTGGCGCCACCGCCGAGGCCGCAGCAAAAATGAAAGTGCTTGAGGGTACGCTTAAGCATTACGACGCCCCCTTGCTTGCTTCGCTGCAGCTTTTTCCGCCAGAAGCGCAGCCCATTCGGTGGACTTGCGCTGTTGGCGCTGACGGCTGCATTTTTCATGTTTGCGCGTCGAACGTGCTTTCCCGCAGATATCGCAGATGTTGGGCAGGTCCAGGCGGTGGCTAGCCATCGTCGGCCGGGTGCGTTCGGTGGTAGCCTTATCGGCGCTGACTTCTTGGGGGTTCACTTGCATGGTGCTTCTCCTTGGGGTTGGTCGGTCTCGGAGGGTTGCCGCCCTCCGGGGCCATCTTTTATGCCGCCACGTAACCGGCGGCGGTCTTACTCAGCAGGCCGGCTTCGGCTGCCTTCTGCATCAGCCTGGTGGCTCTGTCGCTGCCTATCCGCAGACCCTTGGCGACCTGACGCACTGCCACCTTCGTTCCTCTTTCCGTGCTGGCTATGAGCTGCAGCAAATCGGTCGGCAGCCCTTCGCTGGCTGCTTGTACCTGCTCCGTTTTCTGGCGTTCCTGTTGCTGTTCCTCGGTCTGTTCCTCTCCCGCTGCTACTGGTGCCGGGGCGCGTTCCTGCGCGGGGGCTGGACGTAGGGCGGAAAGGATCAAGGCCGGCACAATCTCCAGCGCAGCGGCGAAGCCGAGGCAGAGTAGGGTGGCCAGTTCAAGCGGTAGGCCCGCGGCCTTGGCTGGTAGGGCCAGTAGGGCGGTGAGCTCCTGCGACGCCTGGTCCCGACGCACCTGGGCGCGCTCCCTTTCGGCGTCGATGCGTGCCATGGCGGCTGTCTCCAGTTCCAGGGCACGGGTGACCATGCCTCGCTCGCGCAGTGCGTTGGCCTGCTGGTGGACGGCTGCCGCATCGCTGTCGAGCTGCCCGATGCGGGTGGCGTCTGCGTCGCGCTGCTCCACCAGGTCGATCTGGCGTTGTTCTTGGCGGGCCTGTTGCTCGGCGCGGCTGTTGATGATCGAGGACATGAGCCGGTCGTAAGTGGCCCAGCTGGAGACGGCGCCCAGGGCCAGCGCGCAGGTCATCATCAGTAGCGCGCACAGGGTTCGGCGCACGACCAGCAGGCCGAGTGCCAGCGGCCAGGCGACATACTTGAACAGGTCCAGGACCACCGCGGCCGAGGCGAAAAGAACGGCGAGCAGGGTGTTGTCGATCAGCGCGGAAATGGCCAGAGCCACCGACGTGGCGGTCACGCCCGCCAGTGCGGCGACCATGGCCAGTAGCGGCCAGCGGTGGTGTTGTTGTAAGTGGTGCATGGTGCTTCTCCTTGGGGGCAGGCCCTGCCGAGTTGCCGCTCGGCGGGGCCTTCGTGTGGTCAACGGACGCGGACTTTCTTGCCGTCTTCAATCACGTACAGGTTTACGTCCGCCAGGCGGTACTGACCGCCCGGTCCACCCGCGACGCAGTACAGACCGCCGCGGTCGTCTACGACTCGAACAGGGAACGGGTACGGCCCCTGGTTTCTTGCCCAGGTCGCCTGGTGCGCGTATTTGCTTGATTTCTTGATTTCTGCGTACAGCTGCTGCCCCTCGGGACGGACGCCGTGCGGGCCGTGGGCCAGCTCGAAGCCTTCCCAGCGCGCCTGGGTGGTCGGGTCGACGTAGCCGGTGTCGGTCTCATTGCGCGCCGTCGGCCACTTGTTGGCGGTGGCCACATCCTCGAAAGCGAACAGCATGTTCAGGTCTGCGAATAGCTGAGTGCTCATGCGCGCTCTCCCAACTTGGCCAGGCGGGCGGCCTCGTATTCGCTTGGGAGAATCTCCACTGCACCGGTGATCCAGCCGGACGTAGGTTGGTCTGCAGCTACGTTCGCTTCGTGGTCGGCCTGGTTGATGGAGAAGCCGAGAACGAAGTAGGCCACGCCCTGGTGCTCAAACTTGATGCCGCCACAAAGCAGCAGGCTGCCCGTGTTCAGGTTGAGCCGGTCCCAGTAGTCGTGGGTGTCCAGGCTAGGCGGGCAGTGTTCCTTCCATAACTCGCGCAGGCGCTCATGCTCCGCTCGAATAGCAGCACGCTGCTCCTTGGTGATGCCCTTGGGTGGCACTGCCTGTTGGCGGAGGCTGCGGTAGCCGTACTCGTCAGGACGGCGCCAGTGGACGTCCAGCTCGCGACTGGCGGACAGCTTCACGCCGCCGGCGTAGTGGGAGGTGATGTCGCGCATCGGGGCGATGGCACCGCCGAATAGCTTGCCCAGCTTGGCCAACTGCTCATTCAGCAGGTCTTTTGCCTGGTAGAACTCCCGGACGATGGCCACCACTTCGGGGGCTTCGGACTTGTAGAAGTAATTCTGCATGGTGCTTCTCCTTGGGTTGGTTGCCCGGACGTTGCCGCGTCCGGGCGGTGGGTTTAGTGCAGTGCCACGCTCAGAAGAGACGGGACGTAGTAGCCAGCCAGCGCGAGGGCCAGCAGGGTCAGGCCGCTGACGGCCAGGGTGACCAGCGTGTCGATGCGGTTGCTCTGGTAGAAGTGGTCGTTGTCGTTTTGCATGGTGCTTCTCCTTGGGGTTGATGCCGGCGTTGCCGCGCCGGGGTTGGGTTAAACGAGCTGGAACAGCCAGCAGCGCACTGTCCTCGCGGAGCCGTGGGTGTCGAGGGCAATGGCTGAGTTGATCGGCTTGTTGGTTTCCAGGAACTTGGGCGACTTGCTGGTCTTGAGCACGCGCTTGAGCTCGCTCAGGTTCGGCAGCTGCTGGCGCTTATTGGCCGCTGTCTCGACGAACTCGTTGAGGTTGACGGCGAAAAAGGCCGACTTGCGGGAGTGGTTCAGCTTGCCGCCGGGCTCGCCCAGAGGGCCGTTGAGGAACTCGACCATGTCCCAGAACTCACGCACGAGTGGGTGGTCGGCGTTGATGGCTTCCTGACGTTCCTGAGCCATACGTTCCACTTCGGCATGTACCAAGGCGGCACGCTCGTCGCTCAGCGGAACGACGAGCTGCAGGGCATCCACCAGGCTGCGTAGTTGGGCGTGGTTCTTGGCGATACGCACAGTGCGGATGCCCGGCAGCGCCAGGAGCTGCTGCTCGTAGCCGGAGGTACGCTCGTCCAGCAGCTTGAGGACCTTAGCCTCGGGCTGCAGCGCCTTGATGATGAAGCCGCTGAGCTGCTCTACCGGCATGCGCTCCAGGCGCTCGGCGAAGAGCTTGGTCTCCGGTGTCTGGTGTTCGCGGGTCAGATGCACATGGCCCAGGCGCTGGAGGATCGGCTCGGAGGCGTTGACGGCGTTGTTCTGCGCGATCAGCAGAGCGCCACGGAACGGTGGTTCGCGGGTGTCGTTACCGTTGTTCTTCACACCGGTGGAGCGCACGCTGCGGCCGTTGTAGGCGGTCTTGAGCTCGTCCCAGTCGAAGTGCTTCACCGGGGCGCCTTCCTTCTGTTCGCGCTCGGACTCAATCAGAACGACCGGCAGGTTGCCGACCTGGGCGAAGTTCCGCGCGCGGCTGGCTGGAGTGGCCTTGGACGGGTCGAAGCCTTCGTATTCGACGCGGCCGGTGAGCTTCCATAGCAGCTCCACCAGCGTGGTCTTGCCGGACCCGGCTTCGCCGATCAGCTCCAGGAACAGGTAGGACTTGTGCAACTGGCGGATTTGCTCGGCATACAGGGCGCCCAACCACCAGGTCAGCACGATCACGCCGCGCACCCCAAAACACCGCCAGAACAGCTCGAACCACTCCTCGTTGTAGTCGGCCAGGTCGGCGTTTATGTGCATGATCGGCGACATGCTCTGCGACTTGATACTCAGCTTGCCTGCGTCGAAAAAGTCTTCTTCGTTGAGCTTGTGCACCTTGCCGCCGGCGATGGCCAATTCGTTGAACACATAGACGCCGTGCTCACGGGTGTAGCCGATCCAGTCGATGGTGTTGACGGTCTTGAGGTTGTCGAGCTGGAAGCCGAGCATGCGTTCCAACTGTTGCGGAGTTCCGGTGAACATGGCTCCGTTGCACTCGTTGAGTAGGCGCTTTTTGAACTCCGGTGCGGCAGTTATCTGCGAGGCGGTGAACGTTGTCTTGATGGCCTGGGTGTCTGGTCGATCTACGCGGAAGTAGTACCAGGCCTCCTGGGTCACGTCGTTGCGCATGTAGTACAGCGCCTGGAAAGTGCAGTTGGCGATGCGTACCACGGCTGTGCTCTGGCGCAGCGCCTTGTCCCGACGCTGCTTGTCGCTGAGCAACTGGTCTTCTTGGCGCTCGGAGCCTTCCAGCTCACGGGAGGCGCGCTCGTACTTTTCCAGGTCCAGGTTGAACCAGTACAGGCGGGAGCGGTACGTAAAATGGAATTCCTTGCGCTCGTCCCACTCGTACATGAGCAGGCCCTTTTCCTCGGCCGAGTCGGCCAGCAGCAGGGCGCCCTGGTGGCGGGCCTCGTCGAGGTCTTGCTCGATGCGCTTGGCGCGCTCGTCGTCGCCCTCGATGAAGGCCCAGCGCTGATGCAGGTCATTCCAGTCGACCTTCTTTGCGCCGCGCTGCGGGATGACAGCAGCGTCGCACTTGAAGCCTAGTGCGCGGGCCTCCTTGGCCCAGCGGCGCATGTTGGCCTTGGCCACAGGCTCGTTATCCAGCGCCCAGACCAGGCGTGGTAGGTGCTTGTCCGCTTCCTGGCATGCCTTCTTGAGGGCGCGGAGCGACTCTTCGGGGAAGGGGGCGCTGCTCATCATGGAGACGGCAGGGGTGTCGTGGTGCAGCAGGGCGATGGCGTCGAAGATGCCCTCGACAATGTATAGCTCGTCGACGTCCACCAGCGTGAGGGAAGGCGGGCACCACCAGAAGCCTTTATAGCTCTCGCCCGGTTTGAAGCGGGCCTTCTGTTTGCCGAAGCGCTCGGGGCGGTCGATCAGTCTTTCCCAGTAGCCGCCCTTGTCCAGAGGGAAGCGCACGGTGGCGCTGCCGGCGCCGATATCGCGGCTCCAGTAGTTTTCCTGAGTGAACCAGCCGTCAATTAGCTCGAGGCGGAATCCCCGGGCAAACTGAAGGTAGGCGCGCGCGGTGGCGGTTGGTTCCTCTGCGGTGGACGGCGCCTGCTCGCTCCAGTCGTTGAACAGGTCGCTGTAGAGGTCCTTGACGTGGACTCGGTGGTTGCACGCTTCCGGCCGGCCGCAGATCAGCATCCAGGGCGAGTCGTGGAAGGTGTACAGGGTGTTCTTGCCGCACTTATGCGCCGGGCATCTGCCCTTGCGCATGTAGTTTGTACCGGTCATGTGCTTGAGACCGAAGTCGGACTCAATCCGGCGGAGCACCTCGCCCCTGAGTTTCTCTTGCATCGTCATGGAGTTGCCTTACTGATTGGCGGCAAGGGCGGCTTGCAGCGCGCCGATGGTGCGTTTGTGGCCGGCAAGGGCCGGGTAGTCGTCGAGGATGCGGTTGCTGCGCAGGCCAGCCGGGACGGTTCGGTAGCGGTCGTCATACCAGTGCTCGGTCATGCTCCGGCGCAGCTCGGCGCGCAGGCTGCTGAGCAGCGCTTCAGCCCAGGGTTTGGGCAGGTCCAGCTGGATCGCAACGGCGTTTTGCATGGCGCCTCCTCGGATTGCGGGTGCAACTTCCCCAAACCCACGGGAGTGGGGCTGGGCTTTTGTGGGTTAGCGTGGGGTCGGGTTGGCCAGTTCTTGCAGGAAGCTATGCAGCCTGTTCGAGCTCGGCACCGGAACGATCTTGTTGGTGCGGCGGTCGTGGAAAACGCAAAAGTCCGGGCCGCTGGCCATGTCTATGCCGATCCAGCGGCTGCCCTTCAAACGCTCGCTCATGGCCAGGTGGACGAGGCGGTCGGCCATGAACACGGGCACGTCCCACACGTCGACCAGGTGGTTGACGGCGCGGTCGAACAGACTGTCGTCGTGCAGGTGTTCCTGCTGGTGGCGCTCGATGAAGGCAGCGGCGTTGCTCTGCATGCCTGTGCGGTAGTCGTTTAGCTGTGGGGCTGTGGACTGGGCGAGTTCCATGGCTTAGGCCTCCAGGATCGCGAGCATGTCGAGTTGGTTGGTTTTCTCAGCGCTGTCGCGGATGGCTTGCCTACGTTTTACCGAGGGGGCAACCGGGAGGCGGACCCGGGGCCGGTCCAGACCCGAGGTGGTTAGCTCGTACTCCCACGACAGGGAGCCGCCATAGGTGGCGCCGCATCCTAGGTTGGTGCACTCGCCATACATGGTCTTGAAGATGGGCGTCTGCTCTTCCGAATTGCGGATACGCATCCGGCTGCCGCAGGCCGGGCATAGACACTTGTAACCGCCGCCGTGATTGGTGCTCATGAACTCTCCCCGCCGCGAGTGCGGCATTGGCCGAAGCCGAAAAATGCGACGCTTCGTGCGCCTACTTCTGTTCCTGATTGCCCGGGTTTTCCGGTGCAGCCTTGGGCACGGCGCTTACTGCGTTACGGGGAACAGTTCGCCGTTTTCTGGCTTGGCACGGCCCACGCTCTCCAGTGCGGGTACTGGCAGGGCCAGTAGGTGGCAGTGCTGGGCCAGCTGCGCGTGCAGCGTGGCGCGGATGGCCGGGCCGGTTTCCGCCTTGAGTTGGCTGAGCAGTTTGGGCACCTGGCGGTGGACGGCGAGCTGCTGCGACACACTGAGGTAGGAGGCACCACGGTTTTCGCGTGCCTGGCGCTCCATGGCGATGAAGTATCGGCGCACCTGGCGGCCCTGGTCGTTGTTCTCGACCATGGCCAGTTCCTTAGCCATATCCAGATTGAGGTGGTACTCGGTGGCAGGTCGACCACCGGTACTTTTTGCCAAAAATGGCAAAAAGTCCTCGCCTTCGACGAAGCCATATTGCTCGACCCGCTCCTTAATCCAGTTGCTGAAAAAGCGACCTACGCCGAGAAAGGTGTGCAGGTCGCGTGCATCGCACAACTGCTGCGCGCGGCCATCGAGTTCGCCGTTGAATACCGGAATCAGTTGCTGGGTCATGCTTGGTTTCCTTGTTGGCGGTGCAGGGTGATCACGGCGCCAACCTCGGCATGCCGTGCGGCGATGTGTTCACGGTGGGCGGCGACGATTTCGGCCAGCTCGGCCTCCTCCAGGCGGCCATCGCGTAGGGCGTGGGCGATGATCTGGTTGACCTTGCCTTCGGCCACGTCGGCGGCTAGGGCGCGGGCATAGAGGTCAAGGTTGTCCAACTCGGTATCCGCCGGCATGGGCACGAAAACCCCGTTGTAAAGGCGGCATATGTAGTCCGGAAGCAAGTTGGTGCCGGTGACTTGCTCCAGCAGGTAAATCTGCTCGTCGGCCAGCGGACGGTGGCCATTGCTCTCATAGGCCTGGTTGTCAAACTTCTTCAACTCCAGGCCCAACTGTGCGGCGGCGCATTCGCGGCCGCCCGGGTAGGCGTTGATCAGGGCGCTCATCACCTTGCGGCGGCTGGTTAGAACGGGGCGTTTCATCTTCTCGTTTCTCTCGGTGGTGCTGGCCCGTAGGGTCAGCTGGCCTTAGCGAAGGTGTGATTTAGCAGGCCGGGGATCAGCTCAGCGCCAATCTGCTGGGACAGGTCGCGCATGATTGAGAAGGCGATGCGGCCGTTGGGCAGGGTGGCGGAGCCGGCCCAGCGGGCGACTGTCTGAGTGACGGTGCGCGGGTCGTAACCCTTGGCCAAAGCGAACTGGCGGAATGACAGGTCCTGCTCGATGAGGCGGGCGCGGATTTGGTTGGGGTTCATGGCTTGCTATCTCCTTTATGGGTAAGCTGTACTCATTGCGCATAAGGATATTTATGCGAAAAGGATAAGTCAACATGGTTTTTGTTTGAAATGCATAAAGACTCATTGGATGCCGTGCTTCGCCGGATGATGGGCTACTTCGGGGTTACCACCGATAGCGCCCTTTCAAGGGTGCTTTCTGTGAATCGGCAAACACTCGCGGGCTGGCGGAAGCGAGACAGTGTCCCTTATGGGGAATGCATAAAATTCTGCGAGATGCATGGCATCAGCCTCGACTGGCTGTTGACTGGGGACGGTCAGATGTTGCGCAGCGAGGTCGGCCAAGTGGCCCCGGCGAGCACCGAGAACCCCCGCGAAGAGGCTTTGCTGGCTTTATGGCGAGAGCTGGACGAAGACGCCCAGCGAGAAATACAGCTTGCTGCTGAGGAAAAGAAACGCTTGAAAACACTGGAACAACGCCTCCAGGAGTTGGAGGCCGTTGTCGCTTCTGGTAAAAAACTGGCGTGAACTGTTCCCATTGGGAACGGATAGCAGGAGCTAGGTAATGGACGGCGAAGACTTTTACGACGAGCTTTTCAAGAACGCACAGCGGCTGAACGGCGTGCCATATCTAAGTCGTTGTAACCGCATTGAAGAGGTCGTCGAGATGGAACGCTTCATAAGGGAGGTTGCTGCGGCGGGCTTGGAGACGTGCTTGCGCGGGCTTTTTTACGACTCTAAGGCTGACCTCTGCCAAATCGAAACTGTCGGCGGGCTTACTCAAGATGATCCCGATGCGGTTGCCCTTTTCCAGTTTGCCCGCAAGCACGTGGAACAATTCGACCTGCTCGGCCGCATTGGCCACGGTGGTGGTTTCGTCTGACCCTATCTTGAGTTCCGGAAACCCTATGCGCCGTCCTGTACCCGCCCCATCAGCCGCTCTTCATACAATTGAACTCTGCAAGCGTATTGTTTCTAGTGGGCTGCCAGTATCTGTTCCCCATTTGCCGCTGGCTGGCAAGCCACAGTTGGAGTGCTTCCAGACGGTGGCCGAATATGTTGCGGAGCACGGCGGCGAGAGCGTGATTGGCTGGGCTATCTGGGAAGTCCCTGGCGTTTATATCGAGGCTGAGTTTCACAGCGTTTGGAAGACTTCTGATGGGGTGTTACACGACCTCACACCTAGACCGATTCCGCTCGACTCCATCCTATTCCTGCCCGACCCTGATCGGGAGTATCGCGGCAGGCAAGTGGACAATGTCCGACAGCCGCTGGTGCATGATCGAGATGTTTTCCGGTATCTGTACCTAGCTAGGCGGATTTTCGAGCTGACCAATGCAGGCCCGCTGGCAGAACAACATGGCGAAATCAGCTTGCCGCCCAAGGCAGCTAAGGAATATTGGAAAGTGATGGACGAGTTTGGAAAGCTTCAGGCGCGGCTTGACCGGCGCTATCCGTGATTCCAAGAAATATGCCGACGGCCCCAGAGCGTGGTGTTTGTAGATAGTCGCTTGCCTTCTGCGCATCCTGACCTCTGGTGAACTTCTAGTTTTCATGTCTTTGACCCCTGCATGCGCTTCCACTCTCGATCGAGCGCACGCTTGGCTGATGCCTTGCTCTGGTAGAGGTGGGTGAGGCGGCGAGGCTTGGTTTGGTCGCCCTCGGTGACCTTAAGCTGCTGGCCGGTCTTCTCGTCGCGGTACCAGGTTACAAGGCCGGTGTAGTCGCCGTCGTCATCGGCTAAGTCGCCCAGTTCGTCGCCGTCTGGTAGTTGGGACTCAAGCTCCATAGAGGTGGTGAGGCTGTCGGGCGTGAAGCTGTGGCGCAGATTGCCGCCGAGCCAGATGATGGCGGCGATTTCCGCCTTGATGCCGGTGAGGCTGTAGGTCTGATCCGGGATCAGCTCCGGACGGCCCCTGGCCAGGGTGTAGCTGAGTGTGGCGGTGCCGCGCTGCAGGCGGTTCCACTCTGCACGGGCGGCCTGCAATGCGCTGGCCTGGTCTGTGAAGCTGTGGCGCAATTCTTTGATGTTCTCGCCGCCGCCGGCGATGGCCTCTTTCTTCTCCGCGCTGTTCACCTCGTAGTAATAGGCTTTCACGCCGGTATAGGAGTCGCGGTCGGCCTGCAGGAAGCGGTGCTGATCGCCGTCTGCCCGGGTGAGTGTGACGTGGGGCAGGGATAAGCCGCTTGCGGTAGTGGCCTTGCCGGTGGGCAGGAATAGCAGGCGGTCGGCCTTCACGGTGGCGATGGCATCATGCTCTCGGCCGAGACGACTGAGCAGGTTGGCGTCTGACTCGTTGGCTTGGTCCAAGTGCAGCAGCTCGATACCGGCGAGCACGGCGCTGACCACGGGGGTGAGGCCCTGGGCGGTGGCGATGGCACCGATGACCGTGCCCAGGGTGGTGGCGTCGAAGCTGCGTTCTTTCTTTGCCTTGAGGCCGCCGCGTAGGTCCGCGCTGCGGGCGCGGATGCTGAGCGTGTCCGGTGCGCCGCTGTGCTCGGTTTCGTCCACGGTAAAGCTGCCCTTGTCGATCAGGCCGGTGTCATCCCAGCCCAGCCAGAGGCGCACGGTGGCGCCCCGAGGGGGGATGGCGAGCAGACCGTCGTGGTCGCTGAGGGTGATGTCGAGCTGATCGGCCTCCAGTCCCCGGTTGTCGGTGAGCTCGATGCTGATCAGGCGCGGTTGCTGCCCGCCGAGCAGCAGGGCGGTGATGTCGTTTCCGTTGACCACGACCTTGCAGATCGGCCGCGGATAGGCAGTGAGCTCGCGGTACTTCTGGCCGGCTTGGCCGAGTAGCTCACTGGCTTGATTCAGTAGGCTCACAGCAGACCCCCGAGAGCACCGCGCAGGATGCCGCCGACCGAGCCGATGAGACTGCCTAGCATGTCGATGCGGCCGTCGTCGATGCGCTTGAGGCTGATGGTGAACTCGTAGCGGCGCGGTGTGCCGTCCTCGAAGAATACCTGCTGCGTCTCGCTGATCGAGGTGATGACCCAAGTGCCGTAGATGCGGCCGGTGCCGCCGATCAGGGGCCACGCCTTTCCGGTGTCGGCCATCTTGCGCAGCACGTCAAGGCTGAGGGGCGAGCCGACCAGGCCGGGCAGCAGGGTGCCGGGCAGCGTGATGGTGTCCTCGCCGCGGCCCAGGAACTGGCTGGCCGGGTTGGTACCGATGCGGCTGGTGGAAGCGTGGCGCCATTCAGTGGTGCGCTGAAGCTCCTGGTAGGCGAGCGTTGGCAGTCCGAAAACGAACATGCCGAGAGTCATCATCATGGTGGTTTACTCCTGGTCACCCAGGCGCGAGCGGATGCGGGCGGCCTTGGCACGCTCGCGTTCGTCCAGCAACTGGTTGAGCATGTTGCGCAGCCCGTCAGTGTCGGTGCCCGGGGTAGCGCTGATGTTGATTTCGATGGTGTCGCCCTGGACAACGATGCCGCTGCCTGAATTGGCCGACAGCGGTGGGCGGTTGTCCATGGCCATGGTGCCGCCGGCAGCTCCGAAGCCGATGGCCCCGGCCGCAACCATTTGCTTGCCCATGTTGGTGACTGCAGCCAGCGGCCCCTGCTGGCCCTTGACGAGCCCTTGCTCCAGGCCTGCCATGGTGAAGCCGCCCAGACTGGCGAAGACGCGCGACGGCGAGTGGATGCCGAGCTTTTCTTTGAACCAGGTGATGGTGTTGTCTGCGGCGCCGGTGATAGCGCCCTTCACTGCGGCTAGGCCATTGGTGATGCCCTGGACCATGCCCTGCATGAGCATGGTGCCGAACTCGCTGAATTTGCTGGGCATCTCGACGCCGAAGTAGCTCATCACGCCGGCGAAAGCGCGATAGAACAGGCCCAGCGGGGAGAAGTTGAGGATCAGCGCGGCGATGCCGGCGAAGCCACCGTTGAAGCCTTCCTTCACCTCTGCCCAAAGGCCCAGGAAATAGGCTTTGATGGGGTCCCAATACTTGTAGATTAGGTAGGCTGCGGTGGCGATGGCCATCACCGCCAGACCGATGGGGTTCATCATTAACGCGCGGCCGAGCAAGAGCACGGTCTTGCCGGCCCACAGCAGGGCGCTGCCTAGGCCTTTCAGGGCGGTGACGGCGCCGAGGCTCTTGATGCCTATAAGGGTGAGGGCGTAGCGCGCGATAGCGAAAGGGCCGTAGAAACTTGCGAGCATGAGGGTGATGCCGCCACCGACGGCTATCAGCATGGCTAGGCCGCCCGCGGTCTTGACGATGGCGGCCGTGAGGCCAGGGTTTTCCTTGACCCAGTTCTTGACGCTGACGGCGAGCTCGCCGAAACCGTTGATGAGCTCCTTGAGCTCGGGCGCGATGGTGGCGCCGATCTCGCTCATGGCATTAGACCAACTGCCTTCGGCGGCCTCGATGGTGTTGGCGAGAGTGCCGAGCTGCTCTTTGACGCGAGTCTGCAGGTCAGCTTGGTCGCGCATCTTGTCGGCGACTTCCTGGTATCCGGCAAGTCCCTTGTCCATCAGGGTGTTTACCACCTGCAGGGTCTCGGAGTCGTCGCCGAACAGCTCCTTCATCACACTGGTGCGCTGCACGCTGGTGAGCTTCTTCAACTTCTCCAGCTGGGCGAAGAGTTGGTCCATGCCGCCAAACTCGCCCTTACCATCGGTGAAGTCGAGGTCGAAGCCGGCCTTCATTTCGGCGAGGGCAGCGTTGGCCTTGGTGAAGCGCTTTTCGTCAACTCCCGACTGGAATACTTTGCGAATTGCGTTGCCTGCGGACTCTCCGGCCATGCCGGTCTGATCCATCATCACCAGGAGCGGTGTCAAGGTGTTGGCCGCGTCAAGGCCTTCTTTTTTGATGATGGCCATGACCGGGCTGAGCTTGGTGAAGCCCTGGAGCATGTCGTTGCTGTCCACGCCCAGGTTGCTTGTGCGCTGGATTGTGTCCATCAGGGACAACATGTCCTTCTCGCTGGTGCGAGTGGCGTCCTGCATTTTGGCGGCAAACTTGGCGGCCTCGGTGACCGGCATTTGAAGTTGCACTGCGAGGTAGGCGGCGGCCTCGCCAGTACCGCCGAGGATATTGGCCGCGCTGAGGCCCTGCTGGCGGAGCGTGGTCATCATTTCCATGAAGTCAGCAGTGGTGCCTGGCAGGCGGTCGCCCAGGCCGGTGGCCAAGTCGCTGATCTTTTGGAAGTCGGCCGGTACCTGGCCCGTACTATCCATCATGGCCACCTTGAGTTGGGTGGCTGCGTTCTCGGCCGGCGCGAATGCGTCCACGATGCCCTTGAGAGGCCTGGAAATGGCGTAGGCAGTACCGAGCCCCGCTGCGCCGCCGGCGGCCATGCTGCCAGCAAGCTGCTGTGACTTGTCATACTGCGCGCGAGCGTTGGCGAGGCGCTTGGATTGGGCCGCCAAGCGCTGCATGCGCTGGGTCTGTTCGCTGATCTGCTGATTGGTACTTGCGATGCGGTCGCGGAGTTCGCGCTCGCCCTGCACGAGATTGCGCGTGCTGATACCGGCGGCGCTGAGCTTGCTTCGTAGCCCCTGAAGCTCGGCCTGCTGTTCCTGGTGCTGTTTCTTGAGGGTGGTGGCGGCGCGGATGGCGTCCTGCATGTCCGCCGTCATCTGCTTGGTCGGCGCGCCGGTGGCAGCCATCTGGCGGCCGAGTTCCTTCACTCGATCACGCGCGCCCTGGAGGGCGGTTCCGGTGTTGGCGCTGATGGCGCGCAGGCGTTGCCAACTGCTGACATCGTTCTGAGTTGCTTGCAGCTGCTTGAGCTGGTCGCGGGACTCCTTGAGTGCACGACCGAGGCCGACGCTTCCTTGCATCACTGCGCGGATGGGGCGGGTGGCGCGGTCGATAGCCTGGAGGATCACCTCCATTCTCAGATCATTGGCCATCGCTTTTCTCCCAGCGGCTTCTGGCCCGCTCGCGCCATTCCATCAGTTCCGACAGGGGCAACGGGTCCAAGTCCTCCGGCCCCCAGTGAAAGACCATGGCCAGGTCGGCCATGGCGTCTTCTACGCGACGAGGGCAGCTTCCTTCGCCGACTTCTGCAGCAAAAAACCTGCAATAGCCAGCCCACACTGGAACAGGTCGGCCGGGTCCATGCGGCCAACCTCGATGTCGGTGAGGCTGGGAGTGCTGATGCGCGGCAGCACCTTGCGCAGGGCGAGTACGTCCATTTGTGCCAGGTCGGACAGGGTCACGCCGCGCAGCTCGCCGCTCATGGGTTTGCGCAGAGTTACCTGATCGATCTTCTGCTCGCCGCGGATGATCGGGGTGTCGAGGTTGATGACTTCCTCGTTGGGGTTCTTGGTCGGGGCCGGTGCAGCCGCTGCAGCGGTGGTGCTGTCGTCGTGCTTGGCTTCTGGAGTCTGCATGGGGTGGTGCTCCTTGGTTCAGGGGGGAAAGCCGGCATGGGCGCCGGCGGCTAGCGGGTTAGAGACCGATGTTCTTGCGGTGCGCGGCGAGCAGGTCTTCGCCGTCGACGATGAACACGAAGTTCAGAAGGTCGATTTCGGTGATGACCTCGCTGTCGACGGTGAGCTTGTAGTAGGTGCAGGTGGTGCTGATCTGGTGCTCGGTGTCTTCGCCCGGGGTGGACTCGCCGAAGTCGATCTCTTCATGCCGGCCGCGCACGGAGATTTCCACGGAGCTAGTGCGGCCGTCGTCTTCGCGCTGGACCGAACCGGCGAAGCGCAGAGCAATGCCATCGGCACGAACCGCACCGAACTGGCGCAGGGCGAGCAGGTCCCAGCCGCCCAGGGTCCAGGCGAGGACGATGCCGTCATCGCCGAAGCCGAGGTCGACCTTGACCGGGCCGTCCATACCGCCGCCGCGGTAGGCCTCCATCTTGCGGGCCAGCTTGGGCAGGGTGACGGTCTTGGCGATGCCGCCGTAGACGTTACCGTCGTTGAACAGGTTGAAGTGCTTGAGCTTCTTGGCTAGGGCCATGGTATAGCGCTCCTACAGCGCAGCCGGGGCCGCGCGGGTGAATGGGATCAGGCCTTGACGCTCTCGGCGAAGGTCATCAGGTAGCGGTCGGTGATGCGCTGACGGAAAAGCAGGTTTTCCAGCGGCGGGACGGGGGTGTAGTCGTAGTCCAGGAACAGCTTGCCGGCCTTGAGGGTGGTGGTGTCGTTGGCAGCCGGGTCGAACCAGCACTGCCCGTCGATGATGTAGCCGCCGGTTTTCAGCTCGCGGAACTTGGCGTTCACGCCGTCGACGATGTCTTTGACCAGGCTCCCGTGCATGGGCTTGTCCACAGCCCAGAAGTGGGCCTCGGCCATAGTGTCGGCCAGCACCTGGGCGGTGCGGGTGTAGTTCTCGAAGGCGAACAGCGGGTCGGCGCTGGTGGTTCGGTTGCCCCAGAAGCGGAAACCTTCGCGGCGGATCAGGGTGGTGACATCGGCGGCGTTGAGCAGGCCGGCGTCGGTGGCGGGGTTCTGCAGGTCCCAGAAGATGTCCTTGGACAGGCCCGAAACACCGTTGACCGGCACGTTGGACAGGGTTTTGTGCCAGCCGACTTGCTCGTCGATCTTGGCTCGCAGGCCCAGGGCGCGTGCGACGGCCGAGGCTGAGGCGTTGGCGCTGGTGGCGGTGTCCCAGTTGACGAAGTCCGGCCAGATGAGCATGAGCTCGCGGGAGCCGAAGCCTTCACGGTAGGCGATGGCCTCTGAGACGTTCTCGCAGTCCCAGGCGCTGGCGTAGGAGAAGGCACGCATCTTCTCGGCGATGGCCGCCAGTTCGGTGGTCACGGCCAGGTTGTCCAGGCCCGGTACGCCCAGGATGCGCGGGCGCACGCCGAGCTGAACTTCGGCAGCCAGCAACGCCTTGAGGCCGGTGTACTGACCCTGGGCGGTAACGCCACCGATGATCTTGGTAGTTTGGTTCGCTTCCTTGGCGGCATCGTCGGCGCCTTCGCCGTCGGCCACGCGCACTACGACGGTGACGGGGCTGGCCTGGTCTGCGATGGCGTCCAGGCTGCGGGCCAGGGTGCCTAGCTCGCCGGCTTTGCCAGAAGCTGTGAGTACGTCGGTAAGTAGGACCGGGGTGTTGAGCGGGAAGGTAGCCGCGTCGGCGTCGCTGCCGGTGCAGACCATGCCCACCACGGCGGTGGCGATAGTGCGAATAGGGCGGATGCCCTCGTTGATTTCGAGGACGCGAACGCCGTGATGGTAGTCGGTTGCCATTTGGGCAGCTCCTGGTGGGCATGATGCCGTTTCAGTGAGCCTTGAGGGTGACGCGCGCGCGCAAGCGGGGCGAGCGGCGGGCGGTGTAGCGGGGCGCGGTACAGGACGCGCAAGAAAAAGCCCCGACTCGCGGGGCTTGTTCCTGGTTGAGGTTAATCAACAGGCGTTGTCGTCACCCTCATCGCTGTTAATCGACCTGTTGTGCGATCCAAGTGGGCGGCACGGGACGATAGTGGATATCCGGAAACTCAGACTTTTGCGGCCAGTCGCGCAACTCCTGCAAGTAAACAAGCAACTCTGCGAATTGTTCAGGTGACAAGGATGTGTCGCCGCCAACCTCCTGCTGATCGCGGTGCCGTTCTCGCAACCAAAGGACCGAGGCCAACTCGCCGTCGCGCCATTTGCGCTCTAACTTCGCCAAGTCATCGGAGGTCACGGGCAAACGCTCTGCAAGAGAAGGAATTCCATTTTCAACAGCGATAATTACCTTGCCTTCAGACTCCCCCGATATCAGCGCCGCACGTTCATCTTTGGTAATTTGAACTCGATCATCCGGAATAACCGAATGCAGATCAGAATCATAAAAACCGCCTGTAGATGCGCTATAGAAGATCATTCGCTAGTACCCCACCGTAAGCCACCTGACGCTTTGCGCAGCGTCATCGTTAGCAATCGTGATTGTTTGAAGCGTTCTTGCGATCACATTGGTAGCTGACTGAGTTGTACTCCCTGTGATTCGGTTAACGCTCCCCGTAACTCCTTCCCAGAAGTTTGCAGTAGGAAAGGCGATCAACATTGTTGCAACTGCTGTGGAATCTTGAGCCATCGAAATAACTCCCCACTGAATGATCAAACCACCCATCCAGCTCGGGAAAGCGATGTAGCCGGTAGGTGTCGGTGAGAACTGAAAGCCAAGGCGCAGTTTTTTAGGAGTAACCATGACTGCATCGTTTGCGCTGTCGAGCATTTGCGCGGACGTGGCCACCTTTGCCGTGCCCTGGTTGATTTCCGTTGCCTGGGCTGCAAGGGGCAGCAGCGCTGCAATATCAATGTTTCCCTGATTGATCGGAGCGTTCCAGGCCTTGATGCACCACATCACCGCCAAGTTTCGCGGGCGAGTTTCGCCCCCACCCGTCACCGAAGTTTTCCCGTTTGGATACAGGTTCGTTGCGCCGTTCGGGAAGTCTCGGGTGCCAACCAAGGCCCCTAAAGGCGTCTTAGGGCCAAGGGATACGGCATCAATATCGTGGCTGTGCCCCCTGAGGTCATCAGCCTGTAATGTGCCAAGCCCGCGCCCGGCATCCACCCCTCGCCCGTGGTCCCAACCTCGCAGGAATTCCCCGCGCGACTCGGGCAAACGGAAGTTACCGGCGCCCTCGTCACCCTTGTTGAATGCACCGCCCAAGAACGTGGCCAGGTCTGGATAAGCCGCCGCGCTTTTGACGCTTCCGTCCAACTCCAGAAAGCCCGGCGCCACCTTGTTCACGGGAAAGCCGATCATCGAACCTACAGGCAACGCCGAGGCCTGAGCGATCATCGCCGCGATTTCATCCTTGGTGTATGTGTCCGTGATTCCGTGACCCGCCAGTGTGGTAGGGGTGGTACCGGCAATCACCCGGCCGTACTTGTCGACCGTCACCTTGGTGTATGCGCCCGCGCTGACACCCGTGCGTCCAGCGACCATTTCGAAGGCAAGCGCAGTGGTGCCTAGAACAATGGGAGCGTCCGTCACCAGCTGCCATACGCTATCGCCGTTGATCGTGCCCTTTTCAACACTGACAAACAGCCCAGGCGTCACCTCGACACTGGTGTCGGCATCCTGTGCACGTTTCCAGGCGCCCGCTGCGGGGACAACGTAGATACCGTTTTCTTTGGCTTGAGCCTGATCCTTCACCAGGACGCGCGCACCGGCCTGCAGTAGCTCGCCGTCGATGGTCTGGATACCGCTCAGCGTGATATTTGCCGTTGTTGCCGCCAGCACTGAGTGCTTATAGTCCAGCTTTGATAGCGCCTCAACAATGACAGTGTCGACGTATTCGCGCGTCGCCAAGACAACGCTGGGGTCGATCTTCAGCTCAATGTTCGCCGTGCTGCTGACGATCAGGTTGATCCGAATCACCTGCGTCCGGCCAGAGCCCTGGGTGAGCAGCGGCTTGAACGTGGGCGCGCAGTTGGCGACTGCGACCATGTCGCCGTCCGCGTCGTACAGCGCAAGCTCCCGCACCCACCAGCCGCCGACGCTCTCGGGGATGATCTGCTCGGCAATGATCACGCTGGCATTGGCCGGGTCAACCTTCACTTGGTTCAACGGTGCACGTCGGCGCTCGTTGATCAGTTTGGTTTGTGTGCGGCTGGGGATAGGGTCGGTGCCGTTGGCATCACCCACGGCCATCTGGGCGAAGGTCCAGGATGTGCCGAGGGCTGCGGCGTTTGCCTGCTTGGCTTCACCGACGGCGGTGAGAATCGCAAAGAACTGACTATTTTGGTCGGTCATGAGTTGATGTCCATCGTGTCAATGTGGTGTTCGCGGCCACCGATGCGGTACACGCCGCTGACGTTGATATCGCGCTGGGTCGGTGGGTAAACGCTGAGTTCGTCGCCTTCGGAAACGCATGCTCCGATGTATACGGTGCCGGTGCTTTCGAGGCTGATAGCCAGCCCGATGAGGTGGCGGCTGAGCGGCTTGGCGTCGTCAATCAGCCAGGTCAGCTCCAGGTACATTTCTTCGGTGATGCCGGTGTCCAGCACGCCGACCTTCAAGGCAAACGTGCCGGGCACGCCTGCCGGTACGGTCTGCCACCACTCCACCACCTCGATCAGATAGCCCAGCGGCTCGACCACGCGGCGCAGCGCGCCGATGGTGCCCTTGCGGGAGTGGATGAAGTAGGAGGCCTTGATGGCGTTGCGCTTCGCGCTCTCGGGCCAGGACTGGGACCAACGGTCGACCGAGAAAGCCCAAGCCAGGTAGGGCAGCAGCGCCACGGGGCAGGCGTCAGGGTTCCAGAGGTCGCGCAGCGGCACGGGCACACGCTCGATCTGCGCCAGGGCCTGCGCGGCTAGGCGCTCCAGTTCGGTGGCGTTGCCCGGCAGTAGGCGCGCGACCATTACTCGGCCACCGTGACGCTGTAGGCGGTGCAGTAAGGCGCCTGGGTGAGGCTAGCGACGACGTCAGCCCAGCCGGGCAACTCAACGCGCTTGACGCCCTCGATGTGCAGGGCGGCGTCCAGGGCGGAGCGATTGACCTCCTGGCCGAGGCGGCGGCGAGCATTGACCAGGGCAGCAAGGCGGGTCTCGGCGGCGGCGCGGACTGGTTCGGATTCGGGGCCGGAGCTGTTCAGGTAAAGCACGGCCTCCACGGTGTAGGGCAGCTCCTGGGCACTCTGTACGGTGAGGCGGTCGGCCACAGGTCGGCGGTCCTCGTCGCTGAGGTAGGCGGCGACCACGGCGAGCAGATCGGGCGCTGCGGTGCCGTTGCCCAAGGCGCTCTGTACGGTGACGACGACCTCGGCCGGGGCCGGGCTTATCGCAGAAGCATCGGCGACGCGACCGTCTGCACTGCGAGCGTGGAAGATGTAGGCGTTGCGTGGGCCGGCGGTGCTGAGACCTTCCATGGCCATCTGGATGCGCTCGCGCAGGCTCTCATAGTCCTCCAGAACAGCCGCCACCGGAGGCACTGCGGACGGATTGGCCGGGGTGATGACCAGGCGCACGACGTTGAAGCGGGCGCCGATCTGCTCCAGGTCCGCGCCCTGAGCGAAGGGCAGCAGCACGGCAAGGGCGGCCTCGTTAACGCGCTGGCGGAGCAGCGTTTCGCGATAGGCGCTCTCCTGGAGCAGCTTGGTGAGCGGCTCGGATTCCAGGGCGAGGGTGGCGGCCACCTCGGCCTGCTGATCGGCCGGCCAAAGGCTGACGGCGTATGCCTTGCGCTCGGCGAGGATCGACTCGTAGTCGATCTGCTCAACGACGACGGGCGCTGGCAGTCGACTGAGGTCGATAGGGGTAAAGGTGGTGGTCATGTGGAGGCCCCCAGGCTCAGCGGTACGCGCAGGCTGAGCGCTTCATTGGTGTCGGTTACGGTCCCCTCGATGTCCAGCACGGCGCCGCCCGGTACGTCGGTGGGTGTGAGTTGCACGCGGCTGAGGCGGATGCGCGGCTCCCAGCGCATGAGGGCCATCGCAATGGCGGCATAGGCCTGCAGGCGGGTTGCGCTGTTGAGCGGCCAGTCCATGAGGTCGGCCATCGGACTGCCGTACTCCCGGCGCATGATGCGGCTCCCGAGCGGCGTGGTGACGATATCGGCTATGCATTGAGCCAGGTGCTGGCGGTCGCGGAGGGTGCGCCCGGTCTTGGCGCTCATGCCGATCATGGTGTTGGCTCATCCGAAACGGCGGTGCCTCTGACAACGCCCCTGGTTCGGTGTTTGCGCAGGCTGATGTCGGCTGCGATGACGTCTTCGCTGACGTTTACGGTGCCGGTAACGTGCTGGTTGCCGGTCTGCGTGTAGTCACCGGTGTGGTTGATAGGGCCGTCGATATTGATGCCACCGGTGCTGACCAGGTCGGTGACACCGCCGGCGGGCAGGGTTGCGCGAAGCACATGCGCAACGAAGTCGTACTCGACAACAGCGCCGTCTGGATAGGTGCGGCGATGCAGGCCCTCGCGGTCGCCGTTCGCCGGGTTGGCATCACTGAACAGGCCGACCAAGGCGACTCCCTGGGCGAGAACGCCGGATGGGCTCAGCAGAACGACTTGCTCGCCGACTGTGGGCGGGTCCCATTCCTTAGAGGTGCCTGCGCGCAGTGCAAGCCAGGGCAGCCAGTTGGTGGTGATGCTGCCGGATTTCACGCGGACGCGGACCTTGGCGACGTCGACCTCGGCGATGGTGCCGAGGCGGACGAGGTTTTCAATGAGGCGGGCAAGTTCGGCGAGTTGGTTCATGCAGCTGATGCTGCAGCTCGCGCGCGCGGGGTGCACTTGGCGTGGACTGTAGCGGAGCGCGCTACAGCGCGAGGTCAGGCGGTGAGGTGAGTCAGGAGGCGGTCGCGGATCATTTCGAGGTCGGCATCGGTGAAGCCGAGCAGCTCGCGGCGGTCGTACTGCACGTCGGCCTGGTCGCGTCCGGGGCGGTCGCGCAGGCCGTACTGGTGGACGCGGGCGATGCGTGCGACGCGGCCGGCGAAGGCAATGGCGATGGTATTGGGGGTGCTTTGCAGGCGCAGGTACTTGGCCTGGCGCAAACGGGTGAACATTTGGCGTTTGATGCGGCCGACCTTGCCGCGCAGTTGGCGGGGTTTGCGGGTGGCGTAGGGGGTGCCGTCCGGGTTGCGCTGGGCGGCGATGCGCTTTTGCTGATTGCGGCGCAGCTCGCGGCCGATGTTGTTGCCAAGTTTGCGGCGCTCGCCTGGGGAGAGCTTGGCGAGCAGCAGGCCGGCCCACTCTTCCAGGGCGTGGAGGTTGTCTGTCACAGCTCGAAGTCCGGCTCTTCGGGGTGGCTAATGTCGAGGCTGCCATCATCCAGACGCTTGACGATGACGCGCTCGGTGAGCGGCAGCGTGAGGGACATATCGACCTTGCCGCCGTCCAGGATGTCGGCCTCGAAGGCGATGGCATCCTTGCCGCGCTCCAGGTTGGTGAGCAGATCCGGCTGCTGGAGTCGCAGCCACTCCAGCACCGGAATGAATACGCTGTCCGGGTGACCGGCGAAGTCGGTGAGCAGGACCTGCAGAGAGTAGGTGTACTCGAAGGACAGGCCCTTAGCCGCGGTGCAGCGGACGCTGCCGGCGTCGATGAAGATGAGCAGCCGGTCGGGGTTCTTCTTGAGGCCTGCGACGGCGGTGAGCAGGTGCTCGCGGAGGCTATTGGGCTTGTTCATGGATTGGCTGACTTCTGCTGGCACTCGTAGACGATGTCGACCTTAGCGGCGCAGGTTGCCCAGTCGGCCTCGGTGATGTCCTGGTCGTCGAGGAGCTCGCCGTTGGTGGCCGGATCAGTCGCGCTCAGGGTGCATCGCGTTACGGCCGGACAGCCAGTCACGATATGCGTCTGCTCCGGTGATGGCGGGGCGCTGCCGCAGGCGGCGAGCAGCAGCAGGCAACTGAGCAGCAGCCCACTCGCGTAGTTCGGCGTTTTCACGTTTCAACTCCTTGATCTGTTGCTTGCGGACGTCCAGCTCGCGACGCAGGTCCTGGCTAGTCTGTTGCAGCGTGGTCTGGGCCTGACGTTCGTCTGCCAGGTTGGTGCGCAGGGTGGTGATGGTGGTGGCGTCGCGCTCGACACGGGCATTGACGGTGTCCAGCTTCTCTTGGACCAGGTCGGTGCGCCCCTGCTCTGCCTCGATGCGTTGGTAGGAACCCCACAGCAGCAGGGCCAGGGCGCCGAGCAGGGCTGCGCTATATAGGCCCTGGCGAAGGGTGATCATTTGCGGTACCAGCCGGCGGCGTTCATGGCGGCCTCATCTAGCGCATGGACGTCGCCCAGCACTATCAGGCATCGTATGTTGAGGGCGTTCGGTCCGAGGGCTTCCACAAGCTCGCTGGCCTGCTCGTATGTGGTGTCAGCAGGCAAGCAAACGACGTCGCCGTCGCGCAGTTCCAAGCGGCGGGCCTGCTCGATCAGGTTCATGCCGCCTCCGTGCCGCAGCCGCAGCCAGCGTGCAACTCGTAGGCGCGTTCGAGTTTCACGTCGTAGAGATTCCGGGCGTAGGCCGGGCCGTTGTAGGTCTTGGCGAAGGCTGCCCACTTCTTGCCCTTGAGGGCCTTGAGCAAGGTCGGGTCGGCCTCGATGAAACGGACGAACGCCTCGAACTGCTGGTTTTCATCCTGGCTCATGAGACGGACGAACTCGTCGACGCTGGCGTAGCCCAGGCGCTCGGCGTGGTAGCCCATGATCTGGAAGGCGCCCCAACTGGCCGACTCGTTGGCACAGCGCGCGTCGATCATGCGGGCCTGGGCCAGGCGTTGGTGCTCCCCGGCGCCGCCGATGTAGCCGCCGGGCTTGGTGTTGACCAGGGCGGGATACTGGGCGGCGAGCTCGTCGGCGTGGCGGCGCAGAGCGGCCTGGTCATCACCTTCAGCGCGCGTCAAGGCCAGGCGTCTGTGCATAACGTGGCGCTCGAAGAGGATCTTCGGCTTGCCGGTGGCCAGGAAGCCGGAGCCGACGCTCTCGACCTCGTTGACGGCGTAGATGGCGGCCAGCTCGACGCCCAGGCGCTTAGCCGCTGCCGCTAGGGTCGCATTGCGCAGTAGCTTGCTGCAGTCGGTGCCGCCTAGTGCGGCGAGGGTCTTCTCGCCGGCCTTGCCATCGACCACCAGGCCAATCTTGGCTTGATACGCGCGGACGGCCTTTTCGGTTTCGTCGCCGTAGTCGCCATCGGTGACCAGCTTGGAGCCGTGCGCGTTGAGTTGTTGCTGCAGGCGGCGGACTGCAATGCCTTTGTCGCCGTGTTTGAGGGCTTCGGTCATAGCTGGTCTGCCTTGCGGGTAGCGATGCGTTTGAGACTGGAGCGGACGTAGTCGGCGCCGAGCAGACCGACCACACCACCGAAGAAGGGAGCGAACTGCTCAGGGATGCCGAACAGGGCCAGGCCGTTGGTCACTGCCAGGGTGATGAGGCCGCAGATGAAGCCTTCGCCAAGGGCACGACGTAGGCTGCCGCCGGAATAGATGAAGCGGGCCGAGGCGAGCAACGCCGAGAGCACGGCGGCATATATGAGTGGGTGGTGCTGCTCCATCCAGGCGAGCAGCATGGCCCAGGTTTCGGGGCGATCAGGCATCTGTGACATTCCTTGCGTCCTGTGGAAGAGAGCGGGCGAGCTGCACGAATGGCAGGCGGCTAAAGAGATTGCCTTCGCCTTTGTAGGCGGTGAGGTAGATCAGTCCCATAGGTTCACCACTTGGCGCTGTTCGGGTTGAGGGGCGGCGTCCGGCAGGATGACGGCGGTGCCATGGGGGATGATTGGGCCCAGGTCGGCGAGGCCTGGATTGGCGTCGAGGACGGCCTCGGTGACGCCCGCAGTGCGGCCGTAGTAGTGCCAGCAGAGGCTGTCGACGGTGTCGCCCTGCGCGGCGATGACGGTTGCCACTACAGCAGCTCCACGGTGGCGTGGCTGATCCCGAGGATGGTGCGCAGGGCCTTGCGGGCGTCGCGGCGCAGTTGGTCGGGGCTGCTCTCTTCCTCAGTGACCTTCTGCTCGCCGCTGTTGGTTGCGTCGAAGCTGTTGTAGCGCTCGATCAGCTCGGCCAGGGCGCCGCAGTAGATGACGCGGCAGTAGAGGTGCAGCAGCTGGCTTTTGCCCTTGATCTGCTCGGCCGGCACTTCGGCCAGGGTGGCGTGGCCTTCGGCCTGGCGCGCGGCGCGGTAGGTGGCGAGCTCGCGGTTGGCCTCGATCATGGCATTGACGGTGGCCACTTCGAGACGGTCGTCGGTGACGCTGGAGTCGATACGCATGGCGGCACGCAGTTGCTGGCCATCGATCTCGGGCCAGAAGTCCGCGTTGCTGATCGGGTAGGCGGCGCTGGTGTCGCCGCCCGCAATGAATCCGCTCATGGTCAGGCCTTGAATTAGTGGGCGGTGGTCGGGGCTTCACAGCGCGGGAAGGAGTAACCCTGCTGATCCGCCCCGAGCCGCCCGGGTGCGGGGGACCGCTCGGTTAGCTGGCGGGGCCAGCGTGTTTCTTGAGGAGGCGCTCAGCACGCTCCAGGTCTTTCTTGCCGCCGCAGCTGTTGTGCTGCTGGATGGCGCTTTTCAGTAGGTCAATGCCGGCCTGAATCTGGCCGGGTTGACCGGGGTTGTTCTCGTCCAGGCCGACCAGCGTGGAACGGCCCAGGGCGAGGGTGAGTTTGGCGCGAGCTTCGTCCGGCATATCCTGTTCTGCGGTGAGCACAGCAGTGCGGGTCAGGATGTCGTGCGGGAATACGCTGCCGGCCTTCTGGTCCGTCAGTGCTGCTTCAGCCACTTCCTCGGCAACCAGGCATCCGGTGGTGCGGTTGAAGCGGTTCGGCGTCTGCAGGTTGTGCCGGATGACGTACTCGGCGATGTCCAGGCCGCCGGCGTAGTCACCCGCGTCGAAGCGCCAGACCATGAGGGTGACCAGCACGTCGTCCTGAGCGCCTTGGCCGGCGGCGAGGACACCGTCGACGTACGGCACGTATTCCGGGAGCAACTCGGCCTTGACCTTTGCCTTGTTCTGTTGCGACTGGACCTGCTTGAGGCGCAGTTGATCCTGCTGGAGCTTGGCGAGCATGAGCTCGTAGCTGGTGAGGCCATCCATGAGAGCTGCGGGCGCGGTGCGTGCCGCCTCCTGGGCGGCGCGCTTGCGCAGTTGGGTGCGTTGGGCAAGGGTCAGGGCCATGGCTTATGCCTCAGTCGGGGCTGGGTAGGTCATGGCCTCGACGTTCTCCACCAGGGCAACCGCCTCGAAGTCCTCGATGACGTAGGCGTCATTGCTGGACTGGTAGTCAGCAATGCGGTCGAACTCCGGCTCGTCCTTCAGATGGCGTCGGCGGGCGTCCTCCTGCCAGTAGATGGAGAGGTTCTTGAGGAAGGTGACCAGTACGGTGCCCTCCGGGAAAAACGGAGCATCGACCACCGGCAGACCGCCGAGGCGGGCGCGGCTCACGATTTCCTGTGCGGCGTTCTCTTCCTGGTTGGAGGCTGCGCCTTTTTCTACGGCCTTTAGCAGCTTCTCGTGCATCAGGTCGCGGCTGACCAGTACCACCAGATCGGGACGGCTGCGGTGCCACGGGGCGAGCATCTGGATGGCGTCGAACACCAGGCCGTCGAGGGTCTGGTAGTCGCCGCTGATTTCGGTGTTGACACCGGCCACCTTGATCACTTTGGTGCCGCCTACGGTAACTTTGCCGGCAACGGCGCCGTCGTCCATAACGTGATCCGCAGCGCCTTCCCGGATCTTCTGCAGCCAGCCTTTGTTGACATCCTGCAGCAGGGGGTTGTTAGCGCGGTCGGTAGCCAATGCCGCACTGGTACCGTTGAAGCCGATCATGATGCGGTCGAGGGACTGGCGCTCGATGATGGCGTTGGTCAGGCGGACCTGGAAGTCGGGAAACTTGGCCCAGGCGTCGAGCAGCGCGTAGGGGAACGCGGTGTCGAAGTTGGTTTGTTTGCAGGCGTACGCATCCTTGGTCAGTTGGGAAACGTCGGCCGGGTTGCGTCGGTTGCCCGCTGCGGTGTTGGTGCGGCTGGCAATGGGGCCATTGACCCCGGCGAGCAGGGCTTCGCCCGTCTGCTCGTTGACGCCGATCAGGTTGATGGCCTTGAGGAAGGCGCTGGATTCCTGCATGGCGGTTTCCAGCGTCTGCTGAACGCTGGGGGCGACGTTAAATTTCTCGGTTGCACTGGCAACGCCGTTGAGCAGAGCGATCTGCGCGGCCAGGGCGGTGAAAGCGAGGCGGGTTACGTTACGCATTAGGTGTTCTCCGGGTGCGGGCTGGGTGGTGTCAGAACTTGGTCAGCACTTTGCCGTCGCCGCCCGTAGCTGGTGGGCGGTGCTGCTGGCTGTGGTCTTCGGTGTCACCCAGGCGCTTGAGCAGGTCAGCGAATTCGCTGGCCAGTTTTTCGTGGGCGGTTTGCAGAGTGTTGAGTTTGGTCTGCTCGGTGGTGAAGGCTGTGCCCTGGTCCTTGGCGTGGTTGGCGAGCGCCTCAACGGCTTCCGTCAGCTCGGAGAATTGGGCGTCATCCTTGACAGACTTGTCCTTGCTCTTGCCGAGGGCATCCATGACCCGGTTAAACAGGCCCAAGGCCTTGTTTTCCGTTTCTGCGACTTCCTCGAATTTGATTTCAGCCTCCAGGGCCTCGGTGAACATCGAGGTCGCGGAGTAGTGCCGATCCTTGAATGGGCTGGCGTCTGGCTTCTGCGCAGAGAATGCGAGCACGTCGGTACCCAGACTTGCTGGCGAATCGGTCACGGCCAGGCCGACGATGTAGGCCTCGCCGCTGTCAGCGAAGCTCTCGTCGATTTCGATGGAGGTATAAATCTTCTGCTTGGCCTTGTTCATGGCCACCAGCTCAGGGGTTGGTTCGATCTGGGCGAACAGGGCGAGCTTCTTCTGACCGGCGATCTCAACCTCTTCAGTCTTGACCGCCGTGATGTCGCCGTAGGCTTTGAAAGGACTGTCCGGTAGCAGGCTGCGGAAGTGTTCCAGCCATACGCGGGCGCCGTAGGTGTTCTGGCTGAAATTTTTGGCGGCCTGCTCCAGCCAAGTGCGCTCGATCTTGCGCTTATCGCTGGTGGCGCCTTCAACGGCGACACGAAACCAGTTAGAGCGGAATTTCTGGGCGGGGGCGTTGCTTGCGGCCATGTGGGCTGTCCTCGATGCGTTGGCGGCGGTTGCCGTTGCGTTGAGGGCATGGTCGACAGTGGAGGAACGCGCGGCAACGCTCTGAGCTTGTAGCTGGGCGCGCTACAGGGCGCGGAGTTAGGGGCTCGCGCGCGTGAGCGGCAGCATCTGCTTCATGAATGCAATCGCCCAGCCGACCACCGATCCGCGCCGCCACGCCAAGTTCCTGTATTGGACGGGCTGGCGCATCACCGATATCGCCGATTATCTCAGCGAGAAAGAGAAGACCCTGCACAGTTGGAAAGCACGGGACGAGTGGGACCGGGCGGACAACGTGGAGCGGATCGGCGGGGCGCTGGAAGCGCGCCTGGTGCAGCTGATCCTCAAGGATGGCAAGACCGGCGGGGACTTCAAGGAAATCGACCTGCTGCACCGGCAGCTGGAGCGACAAGCCAGAATTCAGCGCTACCAGGACGGCGGGAGCGAGACGGAACTCAACCCAAACATCGCGAAGCGCAACGAGGGGCCGAAGAAGGCACCCAAGCGCAACGAGCTGGACGAAGGGCAGATCGAGACGCTGGTCGAGGCGTTCCGCGACAGCTGTTTCGACTATCAGCTCGACTGGCACCGCGCGGGGAACATGCGCACCCGCATGATCTTGAAGAGCCGGCAGATTGGCGCGACGTTCTACTTCGCCCGCGAGGCGCTGATCGACGCCATCACCACAGGCCGCAACCAGATTTTTCTTTCGGCAAGCAAGGCGCAGGCGCACCAGTTCAAGACCTACATGCAGTCCTTCCTCAACGAAGTGCTGGGGGTAAAGCTGACTGGCGACCCCATCGTTCTGTGGAACAACGCCGAGCTGCACTTCCTGGGAACCAACTACCGTACGGCGCAGGGGCGCAGCGGAAACTTCTATTTCGACGAGTTTTTCTGGGTTCATGGCTTCGCCGAGATCAACAAAGTGGCCTCGGGTATGGCTCTGCACAAGAAGTGGCGTAAGACCTACTTCTCGACGCCCAGCAGCATGGCGCACCCAGCGTACAACTACTGGACGGGCGAGCGCTTCAACAAGGGCAAGCCAACGGCCCAGCATATCCAACTGGACGTGAGTCACGAGGCGCTGCAGCAGGGCCGGTACTGCGAGGACCGCATCTGGCGCCAGATTGTCACCATCCTCGATGCGGAGGCCCGCGGCTGCGATCTGTTTGACCTGGACGAACTGCGAGAGGAATACGACGCGGCCGCCTTCCAGAACTTGCTGATGTGTCAGTTTGTCGATGACGGGCAGAGCATTTTCCCGCTGTCGATGCTGCAGCCGTGCATGGTGGAAAGCTGGGATTGGCCAGACTACAGCCCCTTTGCGATGCGGCCCTTCGGCGAGCGGCCCGTCTGGGTTGGGTACGATCCCGCCGAAAGTGGCGACTCTGCCGGTCTGGTTGTTGTGGGACCGCCCCTGGTGGCTGGTGGCAAATTCCGTGTACTGGAGCGTCACCAGTTCCGGGGCATGGACTTCGCCGCGCAGGCCGAAACGATCCGGCAAGTTACCCGCCGCTACAACGTGGCCTACATCGGGATCGACACCACGGGCATTGGCAGCGCCGTTGCTCAACTGGTGCGCCAGTTCTTCCCGGCGCTGAAGACGTTCTCCTATAACCCCGAGGTCAAGACCCGCCTGGTGATGAAGGCGTGGGACGTGATCAGCAAGGGTCGCCTTGAATTCGATGCTGGCTGGATCGACATCGCGCAGTCGCTCATGGCCATCCGCAAGACCATCACCCCAGGCGGACGCCAGTTCACCTATGTTGCGGGCCGCAACGACAGCACCGGCCACGCCGATCTGGCGTGGGCGCTCTTTCACGCATTGCACAACGAGCCGCTGGAGGGCCGGACAGCGGCCAACACCGGCATCATGGAGATCTACTGATGAGCAAGAATCGCAACCGCCGCAGCCAGAACCTGGCGGCAACTACCCAGGCGCGAGAAGGCGAGCTGCTGGTCAAGGATCAGGGTGGCCAGTCGATGGCCTTCACCTTCGGCGATCCGGTGCCGGTGCTCGATGGTCGGGAGATCCTCGACTATCTGGAGTGCTGGGCCAATGGCCGGTGGTATGAGCCGCCTGTATCCCTGGACGGCCTTTCCCGCTCGACGAAGGCGAGCGTGTATCTGCAGTCTGGGCTCAACTTCAAACGCAACGCACTGGCGCGCACCTTTATCCCTCACCGGTTGCTGAGCCGGGCGGCGTTTGAGCAGATAGTCATGGACTGGGGGTGGTGCGGCAACCTGTACCTGGAGAAGCGCGACAACATGCTGCGTCAGGCGCTTGGCCTGCAACCGTGCCTGGCGAAGTATATGCGGCGCGGTACCGACCTGGTGACTTACTACCAGGTGCGCGGATGGAAGGACGAGCACGAGTTCAAGGGCGGGAGCGTCTGCCACCTACGTGAGGCGGATATCAACCAGGAGGTCTACGGTTTGCCGGAGTGGCTGGCGGCTCTGCAGAGCGCCCTGCTCAACGAGTCGGCCACGCTGTTCCGCCGCAAGTATTACCAGAACGGCTCGCATGCCGGGTTCATTCTGTACATGACCGACGCGGCACAGAACGAGGATTTCGTCACTGACCTGCGCGACGCGATGAAGAGCAGCAAGGGGCCTGGTAACTTCCGCAACCTTTTCATGTACGCCCCGGGCGGCAAGAAGGATGGTATGCAACTGATCCCGATCAGCGAGGTGGCGGCCAAGGACGATTTCGCCTCGATCAAGAACATAAGCCGCGACGACCTGCTGGCGGCGCTTCGCATCCCGCCACAACTCATGGGTATCGTGCCGCAGAACGCGGGCGGGTTCGGTTCGATCCGCGACGCCGCCCAGGTGTGGGCGCTCAACGAGCTGGAGCCTGTTCAGGCTCGACTGGCGCAGGTCAATGAATGGTTGGGGGAGGAGGTTATTCGCTTCCGGCCTTATGAGCTTCCGGGTCAGGCTTAGGCTCTTGAAGATCCAGATGGTCATAAATATGGGCCATGTTTTCAGCCCTGATGTGCCACTTCGTCGCCAGTTCGATTCCCTCGCCGGATTGATCGAACACTGCCTTTGCCGCTGGAAACAGACCGGCGTAGAAGTGGGTGAAGTGCCCGATCATTACCATGCACATTTGGAGCGTGGCGATGCCCAGATCGTAGTGAGCTTGAAGACTAATCGCTGATCGGATTTGTAAGCAGCTTATGAAGTCAGTGTGCGTATACCCGCTGAGATATGGGTAGATCGAAGTGAAGTAGACTCGATGAAATCCTGCCTTCATCGCCAACTGATTCCAGTTGGTTCCCGCACTCCAGTTGCCTTTACGTAGCTTGGTCTTATCGTCTTTGGAGTAAAGCTCGTAGAAAGGCGAGGCTTTGATCCAGGTCCAGTGTTTCGTAGCGAGCTCTATAGCCTCCCGCTGGCTTTGTACGACCTCGTCAATTGTGGGAATGAGCTTCGACCTTTTCTTCCATCCGCAATACACCCAGACAATATGCCGAAACTCTCGAAGGGACTGGTCATCCTCACTGTGCAGCCAATACATCACCAGGTAATTTTCGATAGCAGTTCGAGTCAGGGCTGCAACCGACGAGTGATCAATGTAGCCAAAGTGCGGAAGTGTCGGTGTACCAAATGGGCACGCCTCTAGAAGAGTTCGCACGGAGCATAGGTGTTTGAACATCTTCATCGACAGCACATGTAAGTGAACTGACCAATCTGGCGGATTGGCCGGACTGTTGGCCATCGCCTGCGCGGTAATCATGTCCGACATTAGCCGGATCAATATCTCGAACTCGCTCTCGAGATTCTCGTTTCGCTCATACATAAACGGGCTGTTCATTTCTTGATCCACTCTGCCTAGTCGCGCTCATTCTGCACCCGGCGCGCGTTCGTCGCCCCGCGACGTCGCCCAGGTATGGGCGCTTAACGAGCTGGAGACGGTGCCGGCTCGACTTGCGCAGGTTAACGATTGGCAGGGGGAAGGGGTAGTGAAGTTAAAGCCGTTTGAGCTTGGGGTGGGGGAAAAGTAGTACACAGAGCTGTGAGCGAGATAACTTACCCTAGCAAAAAGCCCGGCAGTTGCCGGGCTTGTCGATTAGGCTTACTTGACCAGGCGCAGGTGCGTTGGTGATTTGACCTGAAGCGGTTGCGAAAGAGCTATCGACTCCAGCCCCGCTAATTCTTGCAGGAAAGCTGGCTTTATGTGTAACGCTTTAGCTATCTCCTGGGCGTTGATACCTTTTTTCTCCGCCAGGATGAACAATGACCGCGCAAGCATTTCAGGTGGTTCTTGTGCTACCAGGTTGTCCTCTCTCTCCCCGTTCGTTTCGCCGTATTTTCTCAAGGTGATTACCCCTGTTTTGTACTGGCTCTCGGTGATGAGATCGAGCTGCTTTGCTCTATACAGGATGCCGGCTTTGCTCACTTTCCAAGTGAGTTTAAAGTCCTTTATGCCTTTCCAATCAAGCCGTGTTCCAGTTGGGCGCGGAAACAGTTTTGCCATCATGGAGCGCGGCAAAAGCAGGGCACTCGCGAATCTGTTGGCTTGGTTCTCGGTAACTCTATCTCCTGTTACCACCCCTTCGTGCATTACTAGGTGACCTAGCTCATGAGCGATATCAAAGCGTTGTCGGCAAGCGCTTTCTTTAGCAGTGTTACGCACAATAAATGGTCGTTCGACTGATACAGAAAGAGCATCGATTTCCTTGGACACACCTTGAAACGTGGTTACAACTGCTCCCAGGTTTTCTACGAGACGGGTCATATTGGCAATTGGACCCAATCCTAAATCCCACTCTTTCCGGCAAAATTCTGCTGCTCGCTCAACGTCATCGAAGGTGTGCGAGTTTGGCAGGCTAGGAATATTGACTTGAGGCAAGCGCAGCTCTTGATCAAGAAACTTGATCAATGAGTCAATCATTTCGCCTCTAGCGATTGCTACCTGTTTGATAGTGCTTTTGGTGGTCATCAGTTTTCTGAAGTGAAACTGATCCTCATTCAGTCTGTGCGGTCTGGGTGCGAAGAAACCAATTTCCACATCTAAAGCTTTGGCAAGGTCACCCATCAGCTGTTCTGTAGGCGTTCCTTGGCCTGTTTCAAGCTTGTGTAGGTATTGGCGTGTTTTGCCTACCCTTTCTGCTACCTCTTCAAGAGCTAGCCCGCTGAAAACGCGGGCTAGTCTGAGAGATGCTCCGTCGAAAACGGCATTCATCTAGATCACTCAGTTTGAGCTTTATCGCTCTTATCAATGGAATCTTCGCGGACACCAACCTCAGCCGGCCGCAGCTCTTTGGAAGGTGGAGTGTCGCTGTCCACAGTATGCAGTACAGGACCAGATGCTCCATATGCCCATTGAGACACTTTTTCTTGGAAAGCGTTGTATCCAATGAAGAAAACTCTGTCCTCGTCCTCTTCTGTCATCGCTTTTTCAACGACGAAGCGCCACATAACGGGAGCGTTCTCATCTATCGAAAACAGATCGTCAGCACCATTACGCTTGAAAAAACCAGGTTTGGATGGGCTTTCCGGGTCATCCCGGAAGAACCGGCAGGGGACGTTGCCGATCCTGAATGTTAGGTCCATGGCCGCGTTGGCAAGGCTAAGCCATTGGTACTTACCGCTGACGCACAAATGGATGAGAAGGTTTCGAGAGCGACCAAATACGGCAGTCTCTTGTGTATAGGTGTCATCGTACGGCGAGGACATTTCTTGAATGGTGGTGTAACGGATGTCGAGCAGCGGTTCGGCAATCTTTGCCAGGCGCTCATCAGACAGTTCTGGATAGAACGACGAGGGGTGTTTGAAAGTCATAACGTTTCCTGGCAAAAATCGGATTTTGTCAACCAGAGGATCGGGCAAAAAACAACTTCTGTCAACCAGCTTTCAAAGCAATATCGAACCATTGCTCCCTTCGCCACAAGCCACCTATAACCAATAGCTACTCAATGTTCGGCGCCCCTCGCGAGGAGAGAGTTCTGATTAAGTGCAAGAACGAGTTGGGGGAGTTGACGTGCTGCAAGTTTTACGGTGGTGGACACCTCTGTACCTGGCGCGCGCGCTCGTCCCCCCGCCACGCCCGCGGGCTAAACGTGTGGTTTTTTCTGCACCCCCTCAGACCGCCCAACGCGACCCAGGCGGTGGGCCGGCGGCAGGTATGGGGTTACACAGAAGCCTGCGATTCCCTGCACTGTCGGGGTTTTTTGGAGGCGATGAGGTGCACCCAGATTCGGGGGGTGATCGGGGGGGATTTTCGGAAAGAGTAA